TTATGTCTCTCCACATATTATGATTCCTTTTCTACGATGGTCGGTGCGTCATCCACCATATCATCGCATTCGCTAAATGCTTCCGACCATGTTGTCGTTGTATTTGCATTCCAGTCATCGTCAGCAAGGTTCCGTAATCTATCACGCAGTGCATCCGCATCCACAAGCCGTCCGTGATGGTCTGGGAGTGCGCCAATCGGACACTCAACTGGCAGTTCGTCAAAATTGATAATAGTGACCATATCCCTATCGCACCACCCCTGCTCAACGTCCGCTAATGGACAATCCAAACACGTTTTTGGTGGTTCTGCACCCTTCACGATAAAGCTCATGATTCATCCTCCTGTAGTATTTCCAGTATCCTTCTTGCTTGATCTGGGGTTAGGCAATCACACTCCTTGTATCTAAACCCACTTCTCATTCTCTGAATTCGACTTAACCTGCCATAGGCTGGATTGAAATCTTCTTTGAATCTTCGCAGTTTTCTATACAAATCTTCTTCTGAATCGCAATTCACTATCTGTTCCGACCACGTTCTGAAATATCCGCACCAATCCATGTTATTTAAAACATCACCGATCATCCTTCACCCTCCCGATACGGTTCTGGCAGAGGCATCCATGCGATGCACTCAATAGCCTCGTCAAATTCTTCCGAATCATACCGACCATATTCTGCAAGCATATCTTCCGTTGTGCTTGAGTACCAATACCACTTGCCGTTTTGGTAGCAAGCTGTTCCAGTAAAATGTTTTCCGACAATGTACTGATAATAAGATGCAGGGTCAGTATTCTTCCACGTAACAATCACAGGTCTTATGTCTTCCGGCAACCGCTCACTGCACGGTATCCACCCACCGTGATAATACTGACTGCTCCGCTCCATCTGCGATGCATGGAGTTTTGCTGACAGCATCTCAATCGTATCGGCGGCATCCGTTATCAGTTTTGCCAGTTCGCCCTTGCGGTCTTTTGCGTATGCTCTCAGTTCGTCAATCTGTTTTGATGTTAAACTCATTCCGCACCCTCCATCCTTGCTCCGCAGTGTGGGCAGAAGTCCATCCCCACAACATCATCTTCATATAAATACGATTCCCAACCGCACGCCGAGCATCTGCCACTGATTAGATTACTGTCGCTGAGATCTATCCAATGCCCTGTCCGCTGTGGTGCGGATGGCAGATCGGAGATTATTTTTTGGGCACGTATAAGCCCGACAGCATGTGCATTGTGCAAGTCTGCCTGTGCTACCGATAGAGCATTAATCGCCGCCTCTCTGCCGATTACATCATCCATATCGGCGCACATACTCTCTGTCTTGCGCTCCGATATCTTAGTAACAGTTATCGTGCTGTCGGTAATGGTAATCTCATATATGCCACTCTTTCGGAAAACCACGCCGACGCCCACGTTAAAATCAGAATCTGTTTCATTTTTAATAATAATCGGCTTATCTTCATTTACATATTCAGCCATCGCTTCTCCTTTCTGCATCCGCATCAATCGCCCTCATCGTTTTCCTCCATCCTTGCGCCGCAAATATAACAATATTTAATAGTCTCGATTATGAATTCAGTTCCACACTTAGAACATTTGCAATGCGGCGTATATGAAATATAGTTGTCAGTTTTTTTACATTCCATCCATCGTATAAATTTTGCTGTTTCTCTTTCTGGCTGTGCTGATGGCAGATTTACCAAAGCATCATGCGCTTGGTCAATTGCTGAGTCATAGGCAAAATCATTACTGATTTTTGGAGATTGAATATATAATTTTCTCACAGCATCAATCGCCGCCTGTCTGCTGATTACATCATCCTGTTTTCCTCTCATATCCGCTCCGCAGTTCAGGTCTTCATCAGCATAGTACAGATCGCCGTAATGCGTACCGTTCTGAGACACCCATACTCTGTTCACTTTGGATAAATCCGTATCGGTGAAGAGATGCAGTGTACCGTCTGGCAGTAGTTCTTCAACTTTCTGCTCTAGCTGTGCGGATGGCAAGTCTTTTATCCTTTCAGACGCTTTCTTTAAAGCATCATTGCCTTCTTTAAAGAGTTCCTTAGATTCTCCAGTATTCACATCGATCGCTTTGGCATATGTGATGCCAAATTTCACAGCCTCAATCGCCGCTTGTCTGCTTATGCAATCGGAAGTTGCCTCTTCTTCCGAAAGTTGCGTCTTTTCTGGCTGTGCGGTCAGTGCGTTGATCGCCATGTCGAGTGCTTCCGCATAATGCCACAGTGGTTGATACTGCGTCTTACCAATATCATCCTTTAGATTCATCAGCCATTTACTGATTTCATCGTTCGTCATCAAACCACCTCTCCTCCCTTTCATCAGCTTCTTTAGCCGCTATCATTGCGCACATGGTGAAGATTCCGACCATGCCTCCAATAAATCCACCTGCGATAAACGTAAGCACATAGCTCATATCTTCTCCTTGACGGCTTTGTACCGCTTTATATGTCTATTGATATAATCACTGTACGCCTGTTTCGTCTGTTCCCGCGGAAGCTCTATTCCCAACACCTTGTGAATGTCCATGGCATATTCAATCTGCTTTGGCGATGCCTGCCCCGTCAGGTTGCAGACTCTTTTCTGATGCGGATACATGGTCCCTCCTTATCTGTAGCAGATATACGTTGTTCCATAGATTGTTTCGAACGTCTCCCAGGTGCCAGATCCCTGTTCGAATTCAGCCTGATATATGCAGTCCTCTGGTATCTGGCTCCCGTTCTCAAGAAGATACTTTGCAGTCTCTATACTGTCCTCTGACGGCTCCAGATAATACCGACCATCCCATGTTGGCGAATACTGTCCTGGATCGAAAACAACGCCTTCAATCGTGTCTGGAAAGTCATCTGCCGCCACCCTGTTAAGGACAACACTTCCGACCGCGATCCTATGCTCATGACTACAGTTATCGTCTCCCGCTTCCGCATTGATAATGTGGCTCAGAACATACAGATCATTGTCTGTGTATTTCGGCGTCCCAGCGCCTGCTAATGTAACTGCCAATAAAACTGGTATAATCATCTCGACTCCTCTATGTAGACTTCTATGCGCGGCCTTTTTGCGCGTCTCGGTACTTTAGCATTGCTTCATCTATTTCTCGCATCATCTTTTTTCCAATTCCTTTTATCTGAGACATTCCATAGTCATCATTGAAATATTCTGTTGCGATCTCCTCCATTGTCTTAAATCCATTTCTACGCAATACATTTATTGTCCTTATTTGTAGACCTGGGAATTCTTGCTCCAATTTCTCGCGCCTTATTTCATGTCTGCATATTTGGTAAACTGCCTCTTGTGATAAATTAAATTTCTTTCCTATTTCCCTGTATTTTTCCCCGCTCTCCCGCAGTAGCAGAATTGCCCTATTTCTTTTTTCTTCCATTGCCAACCTCCTCTATGTAAACCTCTACCCGCGGCCATTTCTGGTCTATGTGGTAGTAATCACTCATACCCTCTATATTTTTCCATCCGTCATTCTCAATAAGTCCTGCATGTACTAATGAGTCCTGGAATATCTTGTGGAAATAGCCGCTTATGTTATCTTTGTCCCGCTTAGCGTTAGGCTCATAGAAGTGATACTCAATGAATACCTTCCTCTTGAACCTGACGCCGTGCGGCAGGTGTTCAACGATCTTTTTCTGATCGCGTTTCTTCATGTTGTTTGCGACTATTCCATGGCGTTCCCTGTTTGCCTCAATATACTGGTTAAGGCTTGAAAACTTACCTGGTATAATCACTCTCATTTAAACGGCAACTCCATATCATCTGGCACATTGACAAAATCTTCGTCTGCCTGCGGCTCCGTCTTAGGCTTGCTCTCCGCGTTTTTGCTCTCTGCAAACTCCTGATCTTCAACAACAACGTCCGTGGTATAGACTGTCTGCCCGTCTTTGTTCGTATACTTGCCTGTCTGGATATGCCCCGTAATAGCAACCTTAGTTCCCTTGTGTAACCAGTTTTCTGCAAAGTCAGCGGACTTTCCAAATGCCACACAGCTTATAAAATCTGCCGTCTGCACATTCGGATCATTGTTATCTCTCCGCACCCTCCTATCTACGGCCACCGTGTACTTAGCAACATTCATATCGCCGTTTTTTCTAGCTTCAGGCTCCTTTGTCAGACGCCCCATTAAGATTACTTTGTTCATAAATAGCTCCTCCCAAATTCTTTGATAAAATCTTCTCTTGAACCCTTATGCATCTCAAAATGTTTCTGAGCCATCTGCTTCCAGTAAAGACTCATGCCGCGGTTATAATGGATTCCTGAACCGCCTAAATGATGTTCATAGCACAGCGGAATGATGTACCCCCAGTGATCTGCTTTTTTTCGATTCGCTGTCCCGTACAGAACATGATGATGATGTACGTTAGGATTACCGCAGACCACACAGACCTCACCCGCGTCCCAGAACGGCATTTCTATCAGTTGTTTTTTGTCCACGACTTTTTCATCCTCTCAATCTCGATATCGGTTAGCGTCTCTATGCCCAACTCCTTTGCCTGCTCTACTGTCGCATCTATAAGCCTGCTCATTTCTGCCGTGTTGTAGGTGTGCGATCCCCGCATAAACGCCATCTGTACATGCTCTTTATCTGGCCGTGCAACGGGTTTCCAGTGAACGCCCTCCATGTCTAGCATCTGATCTTCGAATGTCGTATCAATCAGCACAGTTGGAATCCAACCATCAATAAACTCATACTGCCCGTATTCGCGGATCAGACGGTTTTTCTCATGGTCAAGGCTTGTCCCTAGCTTCGCCGCGATCTTTCCCGTAAGAACATGGAAATATGCGTTAGCGTTCAGGCTCCGCTTCTGTCTAAACGGTTTGGCCGTGATGCTGAGCGGCCTGGAGCTTGTCTGCAAGTCCTCCAGGTCACTCGGAATGGAGTTGACTTCGAAACTGATTACTAACTTTCCGCTAGTCCAATCTTTTGAAATGTTTCTTATTCTCCCCAATACATCCATCACGATTTCTCCAGTCCTTTAAGTGCTCTCAAGTGTTGTTCTTCTGTCAGGTCTTCAAGGCGCTCAACCTTGAACCGATCGCAAACGGCCTGCGGGTCAACTTCTTTCTGTTCGCATACCTTCCGAAGCGCCGCCGCTTTTACTTCGCCTATAGTCTGCGCTTTTACTTCTTCGGTTTTCTTCTTCTCTTTTGCAGGCTCCCCGAATGTTATTACCGCTCCCGTGTTTTCGTTCAGCACATCGACCTTTGCTATCGTTCTGCCATCATATTCAATGCTAACGACCCTGAAACGGTCCTTGCACGTAAAGCGGCCAGAGTCATCTTTTTTGAATGTTTTCAAATCACCAGGCTTTATGAACATTGTAGGCGATGTGTACAATTCGCGTCCGATGCCCCAGTTGAAACAGGCCCGCTTAAAGCTGTCGGATGCAAGCCCCTTCTCGCGCTCTGTATTGGACTCCGTGCCTGTGTCTTCTTTACTGATCCACTGCTGTTTCTCTGCGTCCCAGATAGAAACAATGCAGTTTGCATTGTCTCGGCAATGTGACCGTTGCCAGTTCATAGCTCCTACAGTTTCGTCCAGGATGTTCATGTCGCATCTCGCGTCTTTGTACAGCAGAAGACTGATTCCCCAACTCTGTACCATTGAAACGCGGCAGTCTATTTCATCTGCGCGCAATAATCTGAATTCCATATACCCTCCTATTGATTTGCCATTATCTGATAAGCAACGTCATCCCAGTTTGTGCCTGTCTCCTGGAAATTATTAAACTTACTTCCCTGTTGCTGTTTGTCCCTGGATGCCCATCCGCGAACGGCCGCTTGCCAGTCCTTCATTTTGTTTTTGCCGACCATCCACCCTTTTGATGAATAGAAGTCGATAAAACGGTTTGCATCTACCCGATACCCATGTTCATTGATAAAAGACTGAACCTCTTCCAGTGTGGGCGGCGTGAAGCGCCTATTATCTATATCTTTTATCTTTTTATCTTTTATATTTTCTTCTTTTATCTTTATACTTTTATCTTTATAGGGTCGGTTTGCTTCGGTTTGCTTCGGTTTGCTTGCCGTTTGCTTCGGTTTGCTTCCACCTAAACTTCCCGCGGCCGCTTTTTTTGCCCTTTTATCAATGATTGGTTTCGCCATCCCGACTGCCATTGCCGCTACAGGATCAGATGCCTCTTTGCCGTCCATCTCATAGTCCCAGATTGCCGTAACAGCTAAATAAAACTGTTCAGGTGGAAGGTTGCGGAGCGCTTCGCATTGCGTCCTTAATAATGTTGTCGAGTCTCTCATTGTTTCTCTCCCAGTGAATACACTGTCCAATGTACTGTGGTGCCGTCTGGCCGCGTGTGATACTCTGTGCGCTTCCTGATAGGTGTGTCCCGCTTTATCTCATGGATACGGGCCGCAAGCCTGAGAATGCCAAGATCATAAACAGCGTCCCTAGCTGTGATACTGCCATGCGCCCGCATATATTCGATGATCCGCTCATTATTCGTCTTGTGCTTCATAAAATTTCCCCACCATATTCTTTTCATCTATATCCGTCAAAAGGCATAGCAAATAAGTAAGTGCGGTACGGAAAGCATCTAAATCGACAATTACTTGCTTTATTTTCTTTGACCGAAGTATTGATGTAAGTTCTTGTGGTCTACCATCAATAACTGTCCTAATTTGTATGTCTATCGATTCATTTTTGTTTGAAGGCATCACAAGTCTCAGACACATAATCCCGTCCAAACTAGATATATCAATGTAGTTATTTTCAAGTAGTCGCATTTCACTCTTGTCTAACGAGCCTCTCATTATGGTGTCTAATGTGCTATTCATCTTCACCCTCCCCGACAATCAGGTACGGCAGATACACTGACGGAAGATACAAGAACAGTCCGTATGTCACAACGATCTTCAGTACATCCATGCGGGTGTATCGCCACATGATGAAGAAATACACTGCGAAGCTCACCAGGGCGGTTAAGTAGCCCGCATAGTGAATAAGAATAGTTACCCGCTTATTCATGCTCCCCTCCTATCTGATCCATTTGATGTGTTTTTGCAGGCAGTCTTCGCAGTAAATGTCATCGTTAATGTTCCAGTAGTAGTCCTCAACAATCGGCTCCCCGCATTCATCACACACAGGAAGACTTTTCAACCATGCTTCGCCTTCCGCGTCATGGGCTGCCGCATCTCTCACAGGGTCATCTGTCCACATCATTGATAATCCTCCTTATATGCGCCTCAGCCTTCTTCAGTTCAGGATCATAGATAGTGCGGATGCCATCATCTAACCGATCCGCAATAACCGCATCTGTATAGCTGTACATATCCACCCCATGCTCGAGTAAATTCTTCTTATCGTGATAAAAAACATTTACCTCCACATGCAGCGCACGGACATCCAGCCCCGCTGTTACATTGCTTGATCTGCGCTTGTCATTTACAGACGTAACCAGATCAAGCAATTCGATTATTCTTTCTCTTGTCATTTGTTCCCTTTCTGCTATACTAGCAATGTGACAGGGTTGTCCCCTGTTTGCCGCGTTCCAGTTCTCCAGGCTGCTAGCGCGGCTTTTTTATATTTCTGTCCATATAATTGACCCACGGATATATCTTTCCATCAGTGATCGTTTTTGTAGGCTTGCAAAAAGGACATTCTCCATCATGCTCGTATGTAACGCTAAGCGCTAAACATGATTTTTTGGGCCCTTTCGCAAAGCACTCCCGGGAATCTATGCAGATATACATCTCTTCCCCTCCTTCACCGTGATCTGTACGCCGTATCTACTCGACAGGATCACAGCTATAGCATTAAAAAACCGTCTTGAATTCATTTCGCCTCCACAAATGTTTCCATTGGAACATCAAAGAAGCGCGCCAGCTTATATATCTTTGTGACTCCCGGCTTGCTTCGCCCGCTTTTCCACTCTGAAAAAGTAGACTTCGGTATTCCAGTGGCCTGCGCCACCTGATAATCAGATAGCTTCCTGTCATCTCGCAGCTTGCAATATTTCTTGTACATGAGTCCTCCTTTCTTGTTGAAATGGTTCGGAAACTTGTTATACTATAGGCACCACACCACGGATAACTGTTATATTGTTTTGGTTTCCGAACCTCTAAGTCCTATATTAGTACATATTTCGGAATTATGCAAGGACTTTTTGTTCGGAATTACAAATTTTCGAAAGGAGGTCCTTATGTACGAAAAGTATCGCCAGCTACGAGATCAGATGGGAATTAAAGATGCCGTTGTTGCCAGAGAAACAGGCATTACACGTTCCACCTTTACCGAATGGAAAAACGGACGCAGTACGCCAAAACCAGAAAAATTAAAGAAAATAGCCGCGTTTTTCGGGGTTTCGGTATCCGAATTCTTTGATGACAATCCGCAACGTAACAGAATCCCCATTCTCGGCCGTGTTGCTGCCGGAAAGCCTATTGAAATGATCCAGGATGTGACAGGATGGGAGGAAATTGATGAAAAAACCGCTTCAATGGGTGATATGTTTGCACTTCGCATAAGTGGACGATCAATGGAACCGCGTATTCAGGATGGCGATATCGTAATCGTCCATAAACAGGAAGACGCAGAAAGCGGAGAAGTCGTAATCGCATCCGTCAACGGAGATGACTCATTGATCTGGATGAGTACAAGTCCGACCGCGAACAGATAGAATCAGACATTGCCGCTCTGACCGCGTACAAGCCCCGTACAGGCCCCGATATGGATTCCCTTAAGGATTTGTTGGCTACGGACTTTGAGGCGCTTTACACTACCCTCTCCGCGGAGGAACGCCGTTTCTTCTGGCGCTCCATAATAAAGGAAATCCGATTTGGAAAAGACAGGCACTACGAAATTATTTTTTTGGAGTAATCCTGTACTAAGTTATTGCGTCCATCTGGAAACGCTAATTTTATACAGTACAAAAGGACTGGGGTTTTATCCTCAGTCCTTTAGCTTGCGTATTATATTCTCATACATTCGGGGGTTTACGATTTGTAAATCATCCATTGTCTCAGCGATTACAGGAATTATATCCGATACGGACCGTTCACGGCACAGCCGCGCAAATTCGCTATCGGCCTGCTTCCCGCTTGAAAAAGAATTATCGTTTGTGGGGTCTTTTTCCATGTGGTCGAGAATTATATAATACGCCGCAAGTTTTATGCAGGTGCGTGCATTTGGATTTTGCTCCCTCAAACACACTTGAATGGCCTCCTGCAAGCTCTCTCTGTCGATCACAAGAGGCCACCTCCTTACATCTGCTCAAACTTATTGATGAATTTCTGGAATTCCTGGCGCTTGCGCTCGTCTGTCACGCTGTCCATGATCTCTCTCAGTTCATCGACCATTCCATCATCATAGGAACCGTTATACGTTCCATTGTAAGAACCGTTGTTATACGATCCGCGGCTCGCATACCGTCCCATGCTGTCACGCCTTGCATACCTTCCACGACCTCTCGCATTTGAGTATCTGCCGGACTCATAGCGCCCTGACTCGTTATAGTAGCGGCCGCTCGTTCCTTCCGAAGACTCGTTCATAGCAATGATCGTTTCAAGGCTTTTCACTGCGTGAGCCAGCTTATCAATGATGTCCAGCTTGCCGGCGCTCAGGTCGCCATTACTGTACTCTTCCAGCTCCTTGCAAAGCATGTCCTTTAAGTCATAAAGTGCCTGCATGTCTTCCTCCTTTCTCAAGCGATCCGGTTAATCACTAAGTTAGCGTTCTGCAGATTTATCACAGGTGCCGGCGTCACAGTCGGATCTGCGGATGCCGGAATGTTCTCAACGGAAAGCGAGAAGCAGCATCCCTTCGGGACCTTGATGATCGCCGTACTGGTGATATTTCCGTAATTCGCATCTCCAGCGGCGGCAGGAACGTAAATCGCTCTGCTGGTAAGACGCGGCTCACCATTTACGGTAATGGCCATCGCAATACCACCATCCGGCACAGTCCCACCTTCAGGAATCGCTATGTTCCCGTTGAATGTCACCTGATAAGTTGCAAAACACTGATTTGTAGTGATCCCGCGCAGAATAAAAATCCCTGTCTCATCTTCGTGGTAAACATAACCTCTCCGACAAGGGATAGAAGCGGTAAAGATCGCCGGAGCATTAAGAGAAATCTGCTGAACGGCATTCGCTAAATATTCCGCTGCCATGATCGCCCCTCCTTATGCACCACAGCCGCATCCGCAGCCGTTGTTATTGCATCTGAAGATAGGCTGTTCACCGTATACCGGAACAGTTCCGACCGGGCATTCATTCAGGCGGTTATACACGCCGTTGATGATTGCGGTATTCTGTGCGGTCTGAGATGCCTGACCACGCGCAAAAAGGACTTCCTGACGGAGCTGTGCAATCTCGTCATTCTTTGCATCGATCTTGTCAGCGCAAAGCTGATCTTTGATAGACTGAATGCCGGAAGTGAAAGCGGTAAGCAGATCGCGGGTGTTGTTTGCGTCCGCGAATCTGGTCGCGTTTCCTTCATTCTGGATGATGTTCTGCGTCTGGCAGGATGCAAGTCTGTTCTCGCAGCAGCAATCCGCAAACTGATTCTGAAGGCCATTGAATCCCTGAAGCATTGCAGTCTGCAGGCCGAAATTCTGGTTCATGTTTGCCATCTGCCGACCGTTCGCCGCAATTTCTGCCTGTGCGAATCCATTCGCGATGTTGCCGTTTACGCCAGCGAAACCGCTGCAAAGTGCGGTCTGAACATCACCAAATCCGCTTGTTACGGCGTTCTGGATGCCGCCAAGCATGTTCTGTGTAGCCAGATGGTCAAATCCGCTGTTCGTGTTTGCGTTGATGCCGTTCTGACCATTCAGAAGCCACGGGAAATCATACCCAAGGCCGCCGCCATAGCCGCCGCCGAAGCCATTACCCCAGCCTCCGCCGAACATTCCGAAAATCAAGAACAGGATTATCCAACTTGACCAGTCGCCGCCAAATCCCATTCCGCCGCCGTTTCCGTACATGGGGGAAACAGGCATCACCATGTTGCTTCCTTCATCTGTGAGTGCCATTACTCACTCCTTTCTACCGCCATCTATTGCGGTGAGCGGCCGCCATCCCTCTTGTGGCGGTCGGTTTATGGGTTATATCTCAAATCGCGCGATTATTTGAGCATTGTCTGTATTTGCTGCGCTGTCTGCTGCAGCCGGTTGTACTGATCCTGCGTGAGACGTCCGTCATTCATAAGCTTCTGGATCATTCCCGCCGGATCATTCTGGTACTGCTGCGGTATTCCCATCTGCTGGATCATCTGCTGTGGATTACTCAGAAACTGCTTTACCTGTGCGATCATCTGTGGGTTTATCATGCGTTCTGCGTCCTCCTATTCTGCTTTTTAAGGCGTTTACTTCTTCCCATAGCTTATTTATCTGCTCATCGTATTTGGGCGGTTCTGGGGCCGTTTCTGGCTCTTTGGGAGCGTCTTCCTCTTTGACAAGTCTGTACCGTTCGAAAACAGGCTGCTCCAGCGGAGAAAAGCCTTTTGTCTTCGTGCAAACATATGGAGAATTTTCGATTTTGAAAGTAAGGGAATTTCCCGGAGCAACTGGCCAGTTATACGCCTCTTCTATACTCCGGGCAGATACAAAACCACCATTCTGAATTTGCTGCTGCGGATATTGCTGCTGATAGGGATACTGATATCCCGGATACATGTTATAAGCCATTATCGTTCCTCCAGTAGTACATGATCACTGTTTCATCTCCAGAATCCCAAGAGTCATACCAGTCACCGTCCTCACAAACGACAACATGCTCCCCGGTAGAAAGAACGTACTTGCCAATAGGATGGTCCTCAGCAAAATCAGCAACGGTATAGCATCTTGGACACGTATTCGGTATCGTGTAGCGTGAATACCCATGCTCCATTAAAAGATCACCCCACACCCAGTTTTTGTGCATCATGTCGCCTAGTTTCCGACCATGATCGGCAAGCGCTTTGTACGCATCATTCCAGCTCACATCAAATGCCTTTGTGAGCGCCCGGACAGTGCAGTCATCTGTCCTGTACGCTTTCGGATTCGGGTTATATTGCACGAACATTTGTTTGTCCTCCACTGAGAACAGTATGCAATAAAAAAAGCACCGAGACGATGAACGCCCGGTGCGGATTGTGTGCTGATTCTGTGCAGTTTTTATGCAATAAAAAAATCCCACCCCTCAAAGGGATGGGATATGTCTGTAGATCTTATCTTTTGCTTTATATACTATGGTTTTTAATTGCCTGACGGATAGGCCGAATTCATCGCTTAGCTGCTCAAAACATATACCATCGTACATCCGTCTGCGGATAATGGCGCGGTCACGTTCTGAGAATATGTACTCTTCAATAAGGATATCTAATTGTGATCTCGAGAGTTCAACATCCATCATTTCTTCACCCTGACGCGGCCTGTTCCATGACACATGTTGCACTTTCTGTATCCAGAATTACCTCCCGTCTTCCGTTTCCTGGTCCGAATCGTCTGCCGTATTGTCTGCTTCGCCATTATCTACTCCAACCATTCTTCCACTATAGCTATTACTGCCGCCTTCGCCGGAGTCCTGCTTTATCTCCTGCGTGATAACCTGCTCCTCAAACTGTGATTCGTAATAAATCCAACCAGCATTCGTGCCGATCAGCGCAACAAAAATAATGATGCACAGAATCCACAGGCGCTTGATGGTACGTTCCATCCTGCACATATGATCTTCGTGCACCACATAATGTATAGATTCCGGGTATGTTTTCTCGTTCATGGCAATTCCTCCTTTCCTGCATTATATCATACATCAAGAAGAATCTTCCATGATTTCATCGCACATACTCCATTTGCATCTAATCCAGCGCGCTGCTGAAACTGCTTCAATGCATATATTGTGTTTGCCCCTGCTGATGCATCCACCGTGACAGGCTTCCCATTGACTCCAATATATCCAAGGCCGCGGAGACATTTCTGCATAAGCGCAACGCTCTTGCCCGTATCGCCCTGTCGAACTTCATTGACCGTGAAACTGTATGAGGACCGTCCAGTTGACGGAGCAGTTGTCTCTTTTGACGGCGCCGGCGCTTGCGTTTTGTCATACTCCGTCAAATGGTACCCCGTGACGATGTTATACACCGCGCTCACGTAATCAGATGCTGTCGCATAACCGTCATCCTTGATCATTTCCAGGTACTTCTTCGGATCAGTTACGCCCTTTAGATTTTTATAGCGTGGATACTGGATGAATTCGAAATACCCGCGCACCCCGGCATCCATCGAATCATAAACACGAAAATTTTGCGTGATATTTGTTTTCTGCCCAGGTGTGTACTCCTCACACGTCTTCATGTTCACGGATTTTCCAGTCCAACCGGTGCCACAAGTCAAACCGAAATAATTGTGATAGACAGAAGCCAGCTTCGATTGCCCCCATCCGCTTTCCAGAATCGCCTGCGCTATGATCGGTGAGTGAACCTTAATTCCATACTGCGGCGCGTATTTCTGGACATAAAACGCGATATTCTGGATGAATTCCTGATGCGTCATCACAGTTCCTCTTCCGTTACTTCAGGCAGGCCCTTAAGCGCCAGAAGGAACGACACTACCATGGCAAGCAACGTGGAAGATCCAACCACACGCCAGTCAACGCCCCCGAACATTGTCGTTGACCCAATTACAGCCAGCGCCGATTCTGCCCCCGTCCGAATCATTCTGATAAATGTTGCTTCAAACCACTTTTTCGTAAAAATCTTTCCCATAATCATGCTCCCTTCTCCAGATCGTTGAACCGGCTGTCTGTCATCTTCTGCTTCTCCTCAAGCACATCCGCTCTGCGTTCTAGGGCATATGTGCGCTCGATCAGTGTGTTGTGTTTATCTACTTTCTTCTCCAGTTCTTCCAGGCGATAGCTAATAAGCACAATATTATCCTGATGCGCTTTTTCAGCCCGCCTCACCTGAAAATGATTATTGACCATGCAGACCACTACGGCCGCTAGTGCTGATATCAATGATGCTGTTATTGTGGGATTCAATGGCCTGCCCTCCGTTAAACTTGCTTATTACTTGCAACTTAGTAATCCGTTCCGTTTTTCTTATTGTAACGATATCGGAATATCGCATCATCAATGTACCACCATAGCGGAGCAAATCCGATTACTATAGCCGCACCAACAATATAATAAGTCATGTCACTTTATCCTTAAATGAGTTAAATTGCCCTTTAACGGCTTACCACTCATCAACAATGTTGTGATAATCCGTCCACAGCGTCCGACTTAATGCATAACCGTATAGTCCGTCATTGCGTGTCGGGTCTGACCAGTACCATTTTTTGTTTATCTTCACCCTGCACCATGCATGACAAGCATCTCCGTCATATCCGATGATGTAGCGGACAGGAATACCTGATGCCTTGCATAGGATGTACATGGTATCGGCGTATGCCGCACAGTTCGCACGTTTCAACCGCCGTGCATCCTCAATGAATCGGACTTTGATATCGTATCGGTACAGTTTCTTAATGTATTTCAGAATCTTCAGCACACGTTTTTTGGGCTTGAGTTTCTTCAGCTTCAGCTTCTTGACGGTCTTCCTTGCCCATACCTCATTCTGTTTAGATGCCGTTATCAGGTCACGGACATCCCTAACCTTTACGATGTCCTCATCCTCAAGAATTTTGTATGCGTGATAGGATGACCATTTCAGTTCCGTGTTCCTTATAAACGGTCTTGTGACGGTTGCGGACAGGCTGTCAACGAATGCCCATAGCGTGATGGCAAACAGTATGCACCACGCTATGACAAGATATTTCAGTTTAATCTTCAACTAGACATCACCTTCTGGATGTACAGCTTCGTATCCGCTCTGTATTCCACATCGACCGTTCCTGCATCTGCCCAGATGTTATTCTGACCAAGCACGGTCGTTATATCATCGTTCGCTGTCAGTTGGACAGTGAAAGGTGTGGCAAGTTCGTATACTAACTGCACTCCGTTCATTGCGGTCTTAAATGATGTCGCATCAGCATAAGCTGTGTCACGTATTCTTACTACATTGTCGTTAGGTGAGCCATTGTTGATTGAAAAACACTTATCCACCGTAGAATAATTGTTATACATCGTGCCAAACTTTTCGACACGATAGGCTGAACAAATAGCATTAGCGTATGCAGAATAAGCATTATATACAGGAACAGGATACGGTGTAGTTGCGTAAAAATATCTTTCACTATAAGTCCAATTCAGCGTCCCCAAATCGACAATCTGCCTATCCACCGTCGCAAACCATCTAGGATTATCCGTCAATGTGCCTGTGTCAAGGTTAAGTGTGCCACCGTACCGTGTGCCGTCTAGGTCGATGGTGACGGTCTGTCCCTGATAAGGTTCGTAAGTACTTGCGGTTGAGCCAAGTTCAGCCTGTAGCTTTACGTTTTTTCCCGCTAATGCACCTGTTGTGTAATACAACAAATTGTTGTATACCACATCATCAGCAAAGGTCTTCGATGCATTTGGTGATATAGCCGCTACCATGGTTGACCCAATCCGCCATTGAATCTGACACGTTGAATAATCCAGTGCTGTCCCATCAGCATCGCCACTGGCGGTAATTATAGTCCCTTTCGGTATCTTTCCTGTCGCATTCACGATATGTGATGTTGCACCAGTTGCATTTGTCGTATATTCAGAATCGGGAAGCAAATTCTTCCCTGTCCTCATCACCACCGCAGAGGTGTGTCCGCTGATGGGTCTTACGTTGTCGGGTGAAGGATCGCCGCTACCTTCCTGCACAGGCTCGATATTCACCGTCATGCTCTTCACAGGCACACCGTCCGCTCCGTCAGGGAATGACGCAATGCTTCCAGATGCCGTGTCGGTGATGAGTGAGTCAATGAAATCTTCCTTTAACGAAGTTATCTGCTCCTGCGCATCTGCGTCCCGAAGGACCAGGGCATTCCCATCGTCAAGTACCAGTTTACTAGCTATAATATCCGCCATAGGATCACCCCCTATTGGACCTTTCATTTAGTTTCCGAAAAGATTGCATTACACTAGCTCCCATCCATATACACCCGGTTCCCATACGTTGTTGTCCGAGGTGCTTATCCAATGCTTGTCGTTATGTGACACTTTGTCTCCTCTCTGATATGCATCCTGTGCGCCTGTTGGCTGTATCCATTCGGGAAACTCATCAAGGCTGACCACCGTCCACAGTGCAGGCGTGATGTCGGGTGTCCAATCGTCCTGTGATGTGTGCGCTTGTACGCAACGGTAAAGTGTGTTGTTGTAGCGGATGCGATCGTCTGCGGTGTAGGCTGTGCCTGTCTTCCAGAGCGGATACAGTTCGATGGCTTGCAGTGCGTCCTCGTCAGACAGGGAAATGGATGCCTTGACTATCATCTCACGCAGTTTGTAGGCTTTGGCTCTTGTGATCATTCTGTTTCCTCCCCAAGCATGATGCTGAGTGCTTCGGAATCGTCAATTAACACTGCGGTATCATCAGGTGCTGGCGTGTTCTGCGCCGCCATCTCTTCTTCTGGTGTCATGTCTCTGTAATTGCCATCGTCACATATCCGCATATTTCGCCCCCCATAATGTTAATCTGCTACCAATCGCAATCCTCGAACTTGCCGTATACATATACACATAAAAATACGAAGTGGGTGCGTCAATCTCAATGGTATTGCTAACCGAACCTGCATTGGTCATGTTGATGCACCGCCACTTCCTATTGTCGCTTGAGGTCGCAAAGTTTCTGATAAGGAAAAATGGGACATCGACACTTGACAGCTTAGGGTAATAAGCACCGGATGAAGTCGAGTCAAACGCCCAGTAAAGCCAATCAGCGGTAGAGAACGTAAGGTCTTGGTAAATCACGAACATATCGTAATCGCTGACCGTCACGCCGAAATCAAGTTTGACGGCACGGACGGGTTCGGAGACCACAATTTCATTCAGCTTCGTAAGAACGCCACCTCCACCACCGCTGATACTCCCGATCTCGCTCACAAATCCACTCGGAAACTGCAAATCCGCAGTGCCGCCTGTCTTTGCACGGATAGCATCGGCAATGTCGGTGAGGTCGCTCTCAAGCTGTGCGGAGTCTACTAACATATCTACTGCCATTAGAACGCACCCCCTTGCCATGTTGCCAGTGTCTGCGCTGTCCATGCACTACCATTCCACACAAGGAATGCACCAGTTGCAGGTGATGACGGCTTGCTGATTTTACCGTCAATATCATCTTGCATGTCGGTAATTTCCTGACTATCAAGCACATCCTGTACCATGTCAGCCTTATCCTGTGCTGTCCAGTAGTCAGTACCCTTCACAGGAGTATATCCTGCCGCACCAGTTGCGCCTGTCTCCCCTTTGTCTCCCTTA